TCGCCGGTCCGGTCATCGGCCTCGTCGGTGCGTGAGCCTGACGGCTTGACGTGATGTGCAAACTGGGCGGGCCGCTCCACTACGGGGCGGCCCGCTCTCTTTTTTGAGGTAGCACATGATCGTCCGCGTGGGTGGTACTGAGGCAGACGTTCGGGTGGAGGCTGTGATGAGCGTCCCCCGGCTCGGGTTTATGTCGAACTTCTACACATGGGCGCAGGCGCTCATGCCGCTCGGCATTCGGCCCACAATGATGCAGGGGGCGTTTTGGTCCCAATGCCTGTCAAGGGTCTGCGAGAAGTTCGTAGACAAATGCGAGTACCTTCTCGTTATTGATTACGACAGCGCGTTCAGCCGCGACGACCTCGAGCAACTGTTCGCCCTGGCCATGACGTTCCAGTGCGACGCTCTCGCCCCGCTGCAAACAAAGCGGGAAGACGGCAGGCCGATGTTGACCTTGAAGGGCACGCTCGACAACCCGCCCGAGGGCGGCAAGATCACGCTGCCGAAGGAATGGTTTGCCGAGCCGGTGCAGGAAGTCGATACCGCACACTTCGGCTGCACCATCCTGAGCACGGCCGCCCTGAAGCGGTGCAAACTGCCGTGGATGCAGGAACTGCCCAACAGCGACGGCACCTGGGAGGAGCAGCCCAAGACGCCTGGCGATCCGAACTGGCGGCCACGGCGAGATGCTGACATCGCATTTTGGGTCAACTGGCGAGAAAGCGGAAACCGCTTATTCGTCACGCCACGGGTGTGCATCGGCCACGGCGAGTATGTCTTCACATGGCCCGGCAAAGACCTCGGCAAGCCCGTCTATCAGCACGCCACCGAATACTGCAACACGATGCAGAAGCCCGAAACTGCATGGAGCGTCCCTCAATGACGAAACTGAAGATGCTGCGATCGTTCCGCTCCTACCGCCCCGGCCAAGTCGTGGAGATCCCCGGCGGCTTGGCGGCGGAACTGATCGCCAAGCGGTTCGCGGTGGAGGACCGTCAGCAGGAGTTGATCGAGACGGCCGCCGTCGAGCACGACGTGGAGACGGCCGACGCCACGCCCAAGCGGAGACGCAAGAAGTGAAGTACCGATCTCTCAGCCGCCAGACGCCGCCCGCCGTGGAGCCCGTGACGCTCTCCGAGGCGAAGGCCCACTGTCGCATCGACGGCAACGCCGACGACGCCTATGTGGCCTCGCTCATCACGGCGGCCCGCGAGTGGTGCGAGCAGTACCTCGACCGCACGCTCGTCTACACCCAGTGGGTGATGCGGTTCGACCGCTTCCCCACGTCGGGCATTGAGCCGATTGAGTTGCCACGCCCGCCGATGGCCGTCGCGGGCACGGCCACGGCAGTGTCGCTCACGTTCACCACCGACAGCGGCACAACCGGCTCCTATGCCGTGGAGCAGTTCCGCGTGGACCGCCACTCAACGCCCGGCACGGTGCTGCCGATCTACGCTGGCACCTGGCCGCCGCACCGCATCGACGCCGGGGCACACGCCGTCACGTGGTGGGCTGGCTATGGGTCCAGCGGCACCGACGTGCCTGCCGCGATCCGGCACGCAATGCTGATGCTCGTGGGATTCTGGTACGACAACCGCAGCACGGTGATCGTGGGCTCGATCTCCAAGGAACTTGAGTTCGCCGTGTCGTCGCTACTCGACTCTCAGAAGTGGGGCTCCTACCGATGATCGACGCCGGGAAGCTCCGCGACCGCGTTACCGTGCAGATCGCCAGCGGCACGACCAATGCCCTGGGTGAGACGGTGCTGGCGTGGAGCAACTCCACGAGCGTTTGGGCAAGCGTGGACGGCGTGAGCGCCCGCGAGGCGTTGCTGGCCGGTCAGAATCAGGTCTCCATGAGCCACCGAGTGCGGATGCGTTACCTGCCGGGCCTGACACACAACATGCGTCTGTCGTGGGGCGGGCGAACGCTGGAGATCATCAGCCTGCTCGAGCACAACAACCGCAGCGAGCACGAGATCATCTGCCAGGAGAACGTCGGCTAATGGCCGTCGCCGGGATCAAACTCGAGCTCGACTCCAAGGAAATCGCGGGCCTTCGCGATTCGCTGCGGAATCTTTTTTCCCCGAAGGAAGTGGCCCCGATCTTGGGCGAGGCTTTGGAGAAAGCGATCTGGCCCGCCTTCCTGCGGCTCCGCGAGGTGACGCCGTTCGGCGTGACGGGCAACCTGCGCAGGGCCGTGAATTACAAGGTGAAGACCTACCCCCGCAACGGCGGTGCCGTAGGGCTCATTGGCTACAACCGATCCGGCAAGGGCGAAGCCCAGGAGATCACGGCAGGCGGCGTTCAGCTGGGGCCAGACCGGGCGTTTCACCAGTGGTGGCTCGAGTTCGGGACCAAGCGGCGCGTAGTCAGGAAGGTGGCCAACAACCCGTACACCCGCACGAGCAAGCTCGGAAAGGTTCACCAAGTCAGCGGGCAGAACTCAGTGATCGCGTCGAGCCAGGCCAGCTACGGCCCGTTCCGAATCTTCAAGCGGCAGGACGGCGGCCTTGCGACCGACCCGCAGTATCCGAAGGCGTTCTTCAAGAAGGCGAAGAAGGGGCAGGAACTGGTGATCGACCCCAGCCCGCTCGGTGGCATCGACGCACAGCCGCCGGTCAAGACGGCGTGGGAGCAGTCGCAGAGCAAGGTCGCCTTCATCCTGCAACAGGAACTGCGGATTTCACTGGAGCGGGCGTTGTCGTCGCTCACCTACAGCGGCACGGGCACGGTGAGCGGCACGCCGTAACTGCAAGCAGAGGCGGGCTCGCTGGCACGATGGTGGCATGTCGTTCAAATCCCCCGAGTCTGTGGCGCGGTCGGCCCTGGTAGCAAACACAGCCGTGGCTGCCGTGATCGGCGCTCGCGTGTTCCCCGTGCTGGCCCCAGCAACGGCTGCCCTGCCCTTCGCAACCTATCGCCGGTCGGGCGTGATTCGTTCGCACACGCTATCCGGCCCGATGGGCGTGCCCACGGTGAACATGACGCTCGATCTCTACGCCGAGACCTACGAGGCCGTCCGAGACCTTGCTGACAAGTGCCGAAAGGTTCTGGATGGGTACGGCGGCACCATGAACAATGTGGAAGTGAAGAACGTCAGTCTCCAAAACGAGGCGGACGGATTCGTGCAGTTGGCCGGTGGCGACCTTCCGCCGGTGTATTCCGTTTCACAAACCTACGCAATCCTCTGGCAGGAGACTTAGCAGATGGCCGCTACGCCGCATGATGGAACCGGGACCGTCTTCTCTTTCGGTGGCACCGCCTTCACCGTCACGAATATCGTCGTGACCAACACCGACCCGTCCGCCGACGACACCATTGACGTGTCGCACCTCGGCATCACCGCTGGCAACAGCGTGAAGACCATCAGCCGCCCGCTCAAGGGTTCTGCTACCGACACGGGCCGCGAGGTCGTGGTGGACTACCTCGGCACGAACATCATCAGGGACGCCTCAACCGGAACGCTCGTGCTGACGGTCGGCGGGTCGGCGGCGATCAGCGCTGCCGCCACCGTGGCTTCGTCCACGCTGACGTTTGCGACGAACGACGCGGTGCGGGGCCAGGTCACCTTCCGCGTGGACCGCTACTAAGCCTGACGGAGGCCCGTCATGGCGAACGTATGCACGGGCGTTACGGCTTCGTGGAACTCCACGGACTTCGGCGAGGTCGTGGAGATCAAGGTCAGCGCGGGCGGCAGTCTGCCGCTCGCGCGGGCGAGCACCTGGGCATTTGACGTTGGCACTATAGATATTTCGTGCCTGAGCACTGCCAACGTCTCGCTGGCCGAATACGGCAAGAAGGCCACGCTCGCCATCACTGGTGGCGGGCTGACCTTCTCCACGAAAGCTATCTGCGAGCGCGTGCAGCTCTCGGGCAAGGTAAACGACATCGCCCGGTATGCGTTGTCGTTCAAGATCACGCCTGAATGAGGACACACACATGGCGGCACTGACGGCAGAACAGATCCTGGCAGCGGACGACCTCGGCCTTCTGAAGGTCAAGGTGAGGGAGTGGGGCGGAGACGTTTACGTTCGCGTGATGAGCGTGGGCGAGCGCGACGCCTACGAGCGGCTCTGGATCGGCAAGCGCGAGACGGGCGTGGAGAACTTCCGCACCGAGTACCTCGCCCGCGTGCTCTGCAACGAGAAGGGCGAATTGCTCTTTACTCGCGAGCAGTTGGCGGCGCTGGCCAACAAGAGCGGCGCGGTGATGGGCCGCCTATTCGACTCCGCTCTGAAGCACAACAACATGACGGAGGCCGATGTAGAAGAGCTGGGAAAAGGCTGAACGTCTCGCCGACGCGGCGGTTTCTCTTCGCGTTGGCGGGGCATCTCGGCATGACCGTGAAAGAGTTGTCCGCTCGGATGGACTCGCAGGAGTTAGCCGAGTGGATGGCTTACACGCGGTATTTCCAGGCGTTGCCAGATCCGTGGCGGCAGACGGGGCTTGAGGTAAGCGCGATGCTTGCCCCCTATTCCGCCAAGGGAAAGGCTCCGCAGGCCAGCGACTTCAACCCAATCGAGAAGCCTCCGCAGCACGAGCAGCAGATGGTGGATCAGATCAAGCAATTGCAGCACTTATTCGGCGGCGGGTGATTTATGGCAAACATTCTCGGACTTGCGATGAAGGTGACGGCGGACGCTTCAAGCGTCCCGAAGTCGCTCACGCAGGCCGAGCGTGCGCTGAACAGTTTGCAGGCGCAGGTGGACCGGGCCACGAAGGTCTTCGCCCCGTTCACGGAGAGCTCGGCTGGTGCTGCCCGTGCGCAGGAGCAGTTTGCGGAGCGGTTCGCCCGGCTGGCGGATCAGTTGCAGTCGAAGGCAGTCGGGCCGCAGGAATACGCGGCGGCGTTTGCCCAACTGACCGAGGAAGCCCAACAGGCCGCCGATGCCTTTGAGCGTGGCATCGAGATCACCCAGCGGTACACGACGGCCGAGGAAGATCGTGCCGCCCAGCTGCGGGAGATCGCCGACCTCGTTGAGAGAGGGGCCATCACCGAGCAAACGGCAGCCCGCGCGCGGGCGGAACTGAGCGGCGACGCTGCTCGTCTGGCCGAGGAAGAAAAGAAGATTGCCGCCGCGCGGGCCGAGGCTGCGAGGGTCACGGCCGCAAATATGACTCCGATGGAGTTGTACGACCAAGAGGTGCAGCAGCTCACCGCCCACCTCGCGGCGGGTCGCATCAACCAAGAGACGTTTGACCGTGCCGTCGCCAAAGCGACGCAGACATTCACGAAAGCCGAGACGGCAGCGAAGGGCTACGACAAAACGGTTGGCGACGTGGGGCTGAAGTTCAACGAACTTTCGGGCGTACTGTCCGCGATCCCAGGCCCCATTGGCAACTTCGCCGGTCGTCTGTCTGGCCTTGCCAGTGCTGGCGAAGGGCTTGGGCGAGTGTTCTCCGGCGGTCTTTCCAGCGGCCTTGCCAGCATCGGCACATCGCTCGCCAGCGTTGTGAACCCGGCGACGCTTGCGGCGGCTGGCATCGCCGGTATCGGCGCGGCGGCGGCGGCTGTGGTCAGCGGCTTGTCATCGCTGGAAGCCGAAACGGAGCGACTGCAAAACGCTGCCGACAAACTCGGCGTGTCGTTCAACTTCATGCAGACGTTGCAGAAGGCGGCCGAAATGTCGGGCGTATCGTTCGATACGGTCAACGGCGCGATGACGCGACTGCTCAAGACGCTGGCCGGTGCCGACGAGGAGAGCAAGCAGGCTACCGCAGCCCTCGGTCGTTTGGGCGTGAGCCTGACCGACCTTGAGGGGCTGGACAGCGAGCAGCAACTCAAACTCATCGGTGAACGGCTGCAGGGAATTGAAGACCCCGCCAAGCGTGCCGCCGCCGCCACGGCGATCTTCGGCAAGAGCGGAGCCGAGTTGCTGCCGTTCTTCAACAATCTTGGCACCGCCGAGCAAACGCTCAACCGTTTCAACGCTCGTCTGTCCGAGATCGACGTAGGCCGGGTGCTGGCGTTGGGCGATTCGTTTGACGCCGTGAAGGCTTCGCTGTCTGGCGTGGGCAATGAACTGCTGACGCCGTTCATCGGCATCACGCAAAGCCTGAGCGACGGGCTGGCGTCGGCCATCGCCACGTTCGGCCGCAACATCGGAGCGGTGCTGGATATTTTCTCGCCACTGACCAGTGCTATCGGGTTGGCGGGCAACGTGCTTTTGCAGTTTGGTTCGACAATCGGAAACCTTATCGGCACGGTGTTGGAACCGTTCGCCGCTCAAGGCCGCTTGATTAGCGGCGTCATCGACGCGATGAGCCAAGCGGTCACGGCGGTCGCGGGCCGCATCAACGACGCAATCATTGGCTTCCGCGAGTTCTTCAAGTTTGAAGGCGTCGCCGGTTCGTTCCGCGACACGTTCGCCCAGATCGGTGAAGTGGTGTCGCGGGTCGCCACCATTGCCGAGGCAGCGTTTGCCAGACTCGGCAGCATTATCGGCGACACGCTTGGCCGCGCCGCCACCGTGGTCGGCGAAGCGGTTAGCCAGTTCCTTGAATTCACTGGCGTTGGCAGCGTTATCAGCGGTTTTGCCGAGACGGTGGGGGCCGCGTTTGGTGGGTTGTGGGACGCAATCAAAAACGTCGTCGGCCAAGTGGGCGGCTTCATTGAGCGCGTTCTCCAGTTTGCGGAGGAATGGCTGGGCATCGTGCCAGAGATCGAGCAGCCGGTCGTGGCGACCGTTGAGGTCAACGGCGGCGGGGCGATTGAAGAGCTGGTCGCCGAAAGCAAGACGCTCCAGAAGACGCTGGACGACATAACCGGCAGCGTCAGCACTGCCATCAACGAGTCGGCCCAGTTTGGGCAGGCAGGCTTCGACGCCGCCCTCAAGTACCAGACGGCGGTAGACGACCTCAAGGCGAAGCTCGACGCCGGGCTGTTCAATGAGGAAACCTTCCGGCGTGAAGCCGAGAAGGCCGGGGCCGCGTTCAAGGACGAACTGGCCCGCCTGGAGGAAGACGCCAAACTCGAAATACAAATCAACGCCGAAGCCGAAAAGACGCTCGCCGGTTTGCAGGACAAGATCAACAAGGCCGTCGAGGGCGCGCAGCAATTCGGGCAGTCTGGCTTCGACGCCGCCGCACAATTCCAAGACAAACTCCGCGACCTCGGTGCGCAGTTCGAGGACGGCCGCATAAACGCCGCGACGCTCGCGCAGGAAGTCGCCAAGGCAACCGGCGAATACGACAAGCAGATCGAAGGTTTCAAGCAGATCGATGAACTCCAGAAGCGGACGCTCGAAAACGAAAAGAACCGCGTGGCCGAACTGCTCAAGGCGGGCGACACGACGACGCAGTTGGAGCGGGACATCGAAGTTGTGGACCGCGAGCGGCTGCGGCTGGAGCAGGAAATCCGCACCCAGCGTGAGGCGGGCAACGTCATCGCCGCCGACGCCGCTGCGGCCAAGCTCGCACAACTCGACCAGTTGCAGGCCAAACTCGACACCCAGCAGCAAGCAGTCGAGCAGGGCTTCGGCGACGGGTTCACGAAGGCGTTTGAAGCCACGAACAAGAGCATCGACGGGCTTATCGGCAAGGCCGAGCAGTTCGGCAACGTCGGGGCGTTGGCGGCCCAAGCCCTTGAGCAGGGCATCGCCAAGGCCCAGCAGCAGGCACAGGACGGCATCCTCACCGCCGAGACGTACCAGAAGGAAGTCGAGCGGCAGCAAGACCTATTCAATCAACGGCTCGCCGCAGCCCAGCGGGTGGAAGACTTCCTCGCTTCCAAGATCGACGAACGGCAGAAGGCCGAACTGGAAGCCGTCAAGCAACTTGAGGAACGCAAGAAGCAGGCGGCCGTCAATATCCAAGCACTTGAGGCTCGGATTCAGACCGAGCAGAAGGCGATTGAGGAAGCCCGCGACAAGGGGCGATTGAAGGATGCTCGCGCCGGGGTGGAGCGGGTCAAACAACTGGAGCAGGCCAAGCGCATCGAACAGGGCATCGTGGACGGCCGCGTTCAGGCCAACCGCCAGCAGGCCCAGCAGTTGCAGCAGGGCAGCAGCGCCGCCCAGCAGTTCCAATCGCTCGTCGCCCGCCAGAACGACGCCTTCCTCTCGGGCTTCCAAAACGCTTACGCCGGTGCGAACGCCGCCCTCGCTCAGAGTGCCCGCGTCGCGGAGGAGCAGGCCCGCCGGATGGAGGCGCTGACGCGGCCCACGAACGCCACGGTGAACGTCGCTGACATTCGCACCGCCGAGGGGCAAGCGCTCGTGCAGGACGTTGCCGCCCAGGCCCAAGACCCCGCACTGATCGAGGCCCGGCTCCAGACGCGGTTGCTGAACTCTATCGCGGCGGGCATCACGGGGGCCTCGGCCAACTACTTCAACCAGCCGGTAGCGATTGTCGGCGCGGCGAGAATGGGGTGACCATGAGCGTTGTTTCGACCAAAGAACTGGCGCAGACGTTTGAGCGCGAGGTGGGCAGGCCCGCCATCGTCAAGCGTCGGCTTGTCTGCGTTCTCGCCGACGGCACGCTTCAAAACGACCCGGCGACGGAACTGGAAATCCTGGCCGCCGTCTTCAACACGACCACGGGGGTGATCGCGTCCTCTGCGATTTTCGGTGAGCCGCACCCACGGCTTGCGGCGTGGAAGCTGCGGAAGTTTTCGATCAACGAAGGATTCGAGGGCTCGCCGTACCACGTCGAGGTGGTGCTGGAATACGGCATCGTGCGCGACGAGGATTTCCTGACGCCGACCTCGCGCCCCACCGTGTGGAGTTTTGAGGGAAGTAGCGGCGAGTTCCCGGCGTTGCGGTATTTCCACCCTGGGACGCCCGGCAGCGGCAACGGCACGACCCACCCGCTGACCAATTCCGCCTTTGACTTCTACCCCGGCTTGATGACCACCGAGAGCGTGGTGCTGATGAAGGTCACGAAGAACTTTTCCGCGTTCCCATCGGGATGGTATGCCGCGAACAACAGCGTGAACGACGCCACCTACTTCGGCTGCGACGCCCACACGATCCGCGTGGCCGGTATTGACACGACATACGAGTACGAAGAATTCGGCGGCACGGTCGTGAAGTTCTGGAAGGCGACGGCCACGCTGGCCTACCGCCAGAGCGGCCACAACCTCCTGCTGCCAGATGTGGGTTTCAACTTCATCGACGGCGGGCAGAAACGTCGGGCGATGGTGTTTGATTTTCAGAATAGCGAATGGGTGCCGTCGCCGAATCCCGTGGGTCTCAACGGCAGCGGTGGCCTGAACATGACCGGGAATGCGACGGTTCTGAATCGCCGCGTGAATCCCGAGGCTAGTTTCGCAACGGTCTTCGGGATGCCGCCCACATGACGCCGAGCGACCGCGACGCCGTACAGTTCACGCGCGAATCCGCCGAGCGGATTGCGAACGTGGTGCGAGCCGCTGAACTGACGCCAACGCGCGGGCGGGCCTTGTCGTTCGATGCGATCCAGCAGGGCGCAAGCCGCAAGACCTTCCGCATGGCCACGTTCACCGGCGCGTGGTCGATCAACTCCGCAAAAACGGTGACGCTGCGCGGCTCGACCGCCACGCTGAGCGCGACAAATTTATTTGCTGCCATCGGCACGGCAGCGTCATCTCGTAACTGCGCCATCGCCAAGGATGGCACCGATTGGTTCCTCATCGCCGCCCAATGCTAGACCTCCTCGCCGCCATCGTCTCGGCCGATCCGCCGTCGCTCTTGGCGTGGCTAATTCTCGCGTTCGCCGCTGGCATGTATCCAATCGGCATCATGCTCGGAAGCACCTGCTCGCCGTGCTGCGCTAGCCCGTGCTCTGGCCCATGCGCAAAAAACGAAGACTGCCCTCCCGGCTGCCAGTGCGTTGGCGGCCAGTGCGGCGGTTCGTTGCCCTGCGTGGACTGCAAGGGCGAAAGCCTGCCCGACACCGTGACGGTTAGCGTAAGCAACTGGCCTGCGGATCGCGTGCAGGGTGGTTCGCTGGCATTTCTGAATTTTGAATCGGATTTCGGCTCCGGCGCGGCTGGCAAAGTGACGGCACCGGGCGACAACCCTGGCCCTGTGTCTGCCGTTGAGCTCACGAGCGGCGGGGAAGGCTACGCAAGAATCATCGTTGAGCGATTTGAGCCAACCGTGACCGCTAGCGCAGGCGGGACGCAGCAGTTCACGGTATCGCTAGAGAAGGTCGGCGAGGGCGAGGAGGCCGTTTGGGTGCTATCGGGTCTTGCGCTTGATGGAGGAGGCACGGTTGAGAGCGACACCATCACGTTTACCGTTGAGGCTCCTGGCGTCGAAGTTGAACCCGCGTCGGCGTTTCTTGTGCGCGGGCGAACTGCGCCATCGCTTTCCATCTCCGTCAACTCTGCTACCGGGGCCGGTGCGGAACTGGTGCCGGTCATGTTTCAAGGCTTCTCAAACTGCGACGGTAGCCCCGTGTGGGCTCTCAACGACTTTGCGATCAATAACGCAGGCTCTGGGTACGCGGTTGGCGATGAGCTTGTGTTTACGCTGACAAACGGCGTCGCGCACTGCGGCGATTTCGGCACGCCTTGGGTTGTGAAGACCGTGGGGCCTGGCGGCTCAATTGTCGATTTTGAGCTCGACACGAACGACAAGGACATTATCGACGGCTGGTTTCGTGAATATTACGCAGCAGGCGGCCCGATTGAATTCATCCAAGTGACGAGCGCTGGCGCTTACTATTTGCCAGGGCCGACGACGATTGAGCTCGCGACGGTAACGGTTACTGTCGCGCAGCGAGGCAGAGCGGCAGGCACCTACGGTGGGGCCTCAATCAGCGCGACCATCAACACCAACCCCAACAGTGCAACATTCGGCCAGATCACGGGGCTTAAAATTGCCAATGGCGGCTTTGGATATTTGGCGTGGGAATGGGTCGAGATTTGTTGCGGACCGTACTGGAACGGGAAATCTGTCGTCCTAAGAAGGCCGAGTCGCACTTCCGACGGGTTTGGTCCGCTGAATCCGTGCCTCTACCAGCACCGTTTTTTAAACAAGGGCTGCATCACGACAGTCGAGGTGCAATACTCAACTTCTGCGGCCCGCGTCATGGTTTGGGATCGCGGGAACGGCACGGACCTGAACAAGGGCTCCGATGCGCCCTATTCATCTGCCAGTGGTGCTTGCTTCGCGGAGGCGTTCAGGACGCCAGGCCAAAACGAGGAATGCGTGCCGTTGCCGTTTGAAGCGACCGCTCCATCTGGAGTCACGCTCACAGTGACACCGGGCGGCAACTACGCACCGCTCGCAGAACTAACTGGTTCTCAGACGCGGCACGTCTGCTGCCGGGACGGCGGAACAGCGCCGCTAGAGATCGAGGCAACGGTTTACCCGGCAAGCTCATGGACCGGCGAAGAGTGGGTCGAGCCGGACCCATATTCAATCGTGCTGGTGCGCGGCCTTAACGG